GCCGCGAGAAGTTCGCTGAAGAGCGGACAATGACCACGCACATCCAGCCCCTGACGCCGAAGCAAGGAGAGTATCTCGACGCTCTGAAATCGAGCGAGCAAGTGATCGTTCTCGGTCCTGCCGGAACGGGCAAGACCTACATCGCAGGATCCTACGGTGCTTCTCAGCTCCGTACAGGGCGGGTCTCCAAGCTGGTCATCACTCGTCCCAACGTCCCCGGTGGCCGCAGCCTCGGGTTCTTTCCTGGCACCATGGAGGAGAAGATCGCCCCGTGGGTGGTCCCGATCCTCGACGTGCTTCGCCAGCGTCTCGGTGGCGGTGTCGTGGACAATGGTCTGCGGTCAGGCGCTATCGAGATCGTCCCCTTCGAAGTCATGCGTGGGCGGACCTTCGACAACGCCTTCGTGATCCTTGACGAGGCCCAGAACACCACCCCTGCCGAGATCAAGATGTTCCTCACCCGCCTGGGCAAGGACACCCAGGTGGTCCTCAACGGGGACATCTCCCAGTCCGACCTTCGGGAGACCTCAGGGCTCGCCAAGGTCATCGGCATCGCCAAGCGTCACATGCTTCCCCTGCCCATCGTGGAGTTCAGCCTGGACGACATCGTTCGTTCGGACCTCTGCGCGATGTGGGTCAGAGCCTTCCACCAAGAGGGTGTGAATTAGGCGGACCACTAGGAGATACCAACATGGACCAAGACCATATCCCTGCCATCCCCTTAGATCTGATCCAGTATCTTTCTAAGTTGTACCCAGATCAGGTTCCTAACATCAATGACTCTGAGAGGAACATCTGGCTGAAGGTGGGACAGGTTAGCGTCATTCGTAAGTTGAGACAGCTCTACGAGGAGCAGAACGAAAACACCTTAGATAGTCAGGTTCTACATCATGTGCATGTTCAAGCGACCCAAGATTGATACCACTTCGCCAGGGGCAGCCCCCGCTCCTCCCCAGGCTGCGGCACAGGTCGTTGAGGCTGGTGCTGGTGAGGATCGTGATGGTGTCCTCGCCAAGAAGCGCGGACGCTCTGCTCTCCGCATCGACCTCGGTGGCACCTCAGGTGGTACTGGGCTGAATATCCCCGGCTAAGATGAGCGGGACCAACACCGCCGCTGGTCGTTACCAGCAGCTCTCTTCGTCCCGCCAATCCTTCCTCGACAGAGCAAGGGAAGCGGCCATCCTCACAATTCCAACGCTGGTCCCCCCGGATGGGCATGGACCGCAGACCAAGTACTACACCCCCTACCAGGGCATCGGTGCCCGTGGTGTGAATAACCTGGGCGCGAAGCTCCTCCTGGCGCTCCTGCCTCCCAACTCCCCCTTCTTCCGCCTCATGGTCGATGACTTCACCCTGGAGGAAATGACCAAGCAGGAAGGGATGCGGGCTGAAGTTGAGAGGGCTCTGAACAAGATCGAGCGTTCCGTGATGAACGAGATCGAGACCACGGCCCTCCGCGTCCCAGCCTTCGAAGCTATCAAGCACCTCATCGTGGCTGGAAACGGCCTCCTCTACATGCCGCGCCAAGGTGGCGCTCGGTTCTTCCGCCTGGATCGCTTCGTGGTCCACCGCGACCCCATGGGCAACGTGCTGGAGATCATCACGGAGGAAGACGTTGCTCCTGACGCTCTCCCTGAGGCTCTCGTCCCCAAGGACAGCAAGAACCCGCAGAAGATCGTCAAGCTCTACACCTGGGTCCGCCGCGAGGCGAAGGCCTGGAAGATCCATCAAGAGGTGAACGGCGTCACCATCCCGAAGTCCCAGGGTTCCTACCCGCTCGACAAGAGCCCGTGGATCCCCCTGCGTTGGACACAGGTGGATGGTGAGGACTATGGCCGTGGCTACGTCGAGGAGTACCTCGGTGACCTCCGCAGCCTTGAAGGGCTGTCCAAGGCCATCGTTGAGGGCTCCGCTGCCGCAGCTCGTATCCTGCTCCTCGTGAACCCTAACGGCACCACGAAGGCCAAGGATCTCGCTGAGGCTCCCAACGGATCCGTGCGGATCGGTAACAAGGAAGACGTGACCGTCCTCGGCCTTGAGAAGTTCAACGACTTCCGCATCGCCTTGGAGACCGTTGACCGCATCGAGTCCCGTCTCGGCTTCGCGTTCCTCCTCAACACCTCCGTCCAACGTGCGGGTGAGCGGGTGACCGCTGAAGAGATCCGCTTCATGGCGGGTGAGCTGGAGACCGCCCTCGGTGGTTCCTATGCGATCCTCAGCCAGGAGTTCCAGCTCCCGCTGGTGAACGTCCTGATGGACCGCATGGAGAAGGCCAAGCGCCTCCCTGCCCTGCCCAAGGATCTGATCAAGCCAAGCATCATCACAGGCATCGAAGCCCTGGGTCGCGGTAACGACCTCAGCAAGCTCGACTCCCTGGTGATCGGCGCAGCCCAGGCCCTCGGCCCTGAGGCTGTCGCAGGAGCGATCAACGCCGACGACTACATGAAGCGTCGAGCAACCGCCCTCGGCATGGACGCCACTGGTCTGATCAAGACCCCAGAGCAGCGAGCCGCTGAACAGCAACAAGCCATGATGCAGCAGATGATGGATCGCCTCGGCCCCAAGGGCATGGACATCGTCCGCGATCAACTCAAACCGGAGACAGAAGGTGGCGCGCAAGCCCAAGCAGCTCCCGCAGAGTGAGCCGCAAGTCGAAGTGAAGAAGCCTGAGGTGGAAGATCCTCAGGCCCCCAAACAGAAACCAGATCACCCCAAGGGCAAGCACGTTGAGATCAACGAGAAGCTCGGGGCCATGATCATCACCCACTAGGCATTCATGACAACCACGATCAACGCAGGGGCCAACACCCCTGAAGGCACCGCTGCGCCTGAAGGTCACGATGCGGCGATGGTCGCCAAGTTCGAAGGCCAGACCGCGCAGGGCACTCAGCCCAAGGTCGAGACGCCGCCTGTCGAAGGTGAACGCCCATCCTGGCTGCCTGAGAAGTTCAAGACGCCTGAGGACATGGCCAAGGCCTATCAGGCGCTGGAGCAGAAGCAGTCCGCTCCGAAGACCGAAGAGACCAAGACGGAGGGCAACGAGCCCCCGAAGCCCGCTGATGTGAAGATCCCTGACACGGTCGAAGGTGCCACTGAGGCCCTCGCTGGGCAGGGCTTGGACATAGGCGAGTTCTCCAAGGAGTTCGCTGAGAAGGGCGAGCTGACCCAGGAGTCCTACGAGAAGCTCCAGAAGGCTGGCATCCCCAAGACCATGGTGGATGCGTTCATCGAGGGCCAGAAGGCCCAGGCTGAACTGCTCCGCAGCTCCGTGTTCAACGAGGTGGGTGGCGAGACGCAGTTCACTGAGATGACCCAGTGGGCAGCCAAGAACCTCCCCAAGGCAGAGATCGAAGCCTTCAATGCGGCTGTGGACTCTGGCGACATGGGGCAGATCAAGCTGGCCGTGCAGGGCGTGAACGCGAAGTTCGTCGCTGCTAACGGCCAGGAGCCGCAGCTCCTCTCAGGCAAGACCACGGCTGCTGCCGTGAGTGCCTACCGCTCCGTCGCTGAAATGAAGGCGGACATGAACGACCCCCGTTACCGCACGGACGAGGCCTTCCGCAACGATGTGAGGGAGAAGCTCGCCCGTTCCAACATCATGTAAGGAACACCAATGTTCGACCTCATCGCGTTTGTTAACCAGTACAAGGATGTCGCGTTCGACTTCCTCTTCGCCCTCCACCTCCTTGCTCTCGTGGTCGTAAACGCCACGCCGACTCCGCGTGACGATGAGTTCCTCGGCAAGGCCTACAAGGTGCTTGAGTGGGCTGCGGGTCTCGTCTCGCGCAAGGCCAAGACGCCCGCCCCTCGTTCGTAACTACGGCCCCGTAAGGGCGTCCGTCTGCCCTGCATAGGGCGCTACT